AGGTAAAAAAATAAAATTACCTTTTAAAATACTATCTACAACAGCAAGAGACGAGACAAGAGAAGTACAAGCTACTAATGGATTTTCTCAACAGTCTACAACTCTCCCAATGTTTGCAAGAGCTGTATATGAACAAATATTAGTCGCCGAATTGCAAGCGAATATGGAGGATAAAAAGTTTGGCACAGGTGGTTCTTACAAATGGGATAAAGTGAGAGCTGGTCTTAACTGGTTTAGACGATACTTCGCAAAAGAATATATGGTGTTATTAGATTAATCGCATAATGGATTACATAGGATAAGTCAATAGACTTTGTGTCCAAAATGGGGCGCCCCCTTCGGGGGCGCTGTCCATTATGGGTCGCGCTTCGCGCGTCTCTTATGCTCTCGGCCCTTCGGGCCTCGAGGGGTCCCAAAACATTTCTAAAATACAAATTTATTTATATAGTTAATTTATATGTATACAAAGGGGTCCCAGAGACCTACCCTTTATTGCTTGATTTGAACATACATAAGCTATAAATTCATTATGGGTTTCAAAATCAACCTCAAAAAATTTTGCAAAAAATATATGGAAATAGACTTAGAAAAGATAAAGAAACTCCCAGCTGATGTGCGTAAGGACTTTATGAAGATGTTCTTGCAACTACAAGAAAAAAAGAAGTTAAACAAAGCAAAATCAGATTTTCTTTCTTTTGTAAAACACATTTGGCCAGAATTCATTGAAGGTTATCATCACAAAATTATTGCAAAAAAATTTAACGAAATGGCAAGTGGTAAGATTAAGAGATTAATTGTGAACATGCCACCAAGACATACGAAGTCCGAGTTCGCCAGTTCCCTGTTGCCTGCTTGGATGATCGGGAATAATCCAAAACTAAAAATTATACAAACCACCCACACCGGAGAACTAGCCATAAGATTCGGGCGTAAAGCAAAGACGCTTATGGATTCAGAAGAATACAAAGAAATATTTCCAACACGTCTTAGAGAAGATTCACAAGCTGCCGGTAAATGGGAGACAGCACAAGGCGGCGAGTATTTCGCATCAGGCGTCGGGGGTGCTATTACAGGAAGGGGCGCAGATCTACTTATCATTGACGATCCACACTCAGAGCAAGACGCTATGAACAAGCAAGCTCTTGAACGAGCATACGAGTGGTATACATCAGGACCAAGGCAACGTTTACAACCAGGGGGTTCGATTGTTTGTGTTATGACTAGATGGAATACGAAAGATTTAACAGGTATGTTATTACAATCTCAAAAAGCAGCTAAAGCAGATAAATGGGAGATCGTAGAGTTTCCAGCTATTATGCCATCGGGTAAACCTGTTTGGCCAGAGTATTGGAAGTTAAAAGAATTAGAAGGTGTAAAGGCATCACTATCCGTTGCTAAATGGAATGCACAGTGGATGCAAAACCCAACATCAGAAGAAGGTGCTATCATTAAACGTGAATGGTGGAAGCCTTGGGAAAAAGAAACACTGCCTGCTTTAAAGCATGTCATACAATCTTATGATACAGCGTTTATGAAAAAAGAGACGGCAGACTATTCTGCAATCACCACATGGGGTGTGTTTCAAGAGAATGAGGATATGCCACATAATTTAATATTATTGGACTCTGTAAAAGATAGATTAGAGTTTCCAGAGTTAAGACGACTTGCAAAAGAACAGTACGATTACTGGCAACCAGAGACTGTGTTAGTTGAGGCCAAAGCTTCTGGATTACCACTAACTTATGAACTTAGAGCTATGGGTATACCGGTAGTTAATTTTGTGCCATCTAAAGGTAATGATAAACATACCCGTGTAAATTCTATTGCACCTTTATTTGAAAGTGGTATGATATGGGCTCCTACACAAGAAAAGTTTGCACAGGAAGTTATTGAAGAATGTGCAGCGTTTCCGTATGGAGATCATGATGACCTTGTGGATTCTATGACCCAAGCAGTCATGCGCTTTAGACAGGGAGGTCTGGTGACTCACCCTGAAGATTACGAGGACGAAAAGCTCCCTCCAAAAAAATACAGTTACTATTGGTAAACTATGACATTAATTAGACTTATAAATCTTTTTATACAAAAATTTGGTAGAAGACCTACCCCAGGTGAATTAGCTATATTAAAAAAGAATGCTGAGGCAAACCCAGAGTCAGCTAAGATTCTTCAATTTCCTGAAGGTGGTAAAGACAAGGTTCCATTTGACAAACAGTCTCGTGGTGGTATTGGATCTTTAGAATCTTTTAAAGAGGCAGAAGATGCTTATGAAGAACTTGGAAAAGCTATAGAAAAAGAAGAAGGTATGAGTTTAGTGGAAAGAGCAAGAAGATTAAAAGAAGCAGCAGATAAATTAGTTGAAAAAACAAAAATTCCTGACAAGTTTGATACATTTGAAGACTTTGAAAAATTTTTTAGATTACCTGGACAATTTTCTCCTGCTGAAGTTGCTGTAAGAAAAGCTGAAAGAATTAAAGCCGGTCTTTCTACACAAATAAAATTAAATAGTGCAGGAGAAAATAAACAGCTTGCCAAAGACCTGATTAATAGAAAAGGTGAATATAGCGATGAGTTTAATAGTTTAAAAGCAGATGACAGAAAAGAAGTTTTAGATCAAATAGAAGCACAAATTAAAAAAGACACCGATCCTATTGGTCCTCCAACTGATCCTGATGAAATACCTTTTGCAAAAGGTGGCCTAGCAAACATGCTGAGGTTGTAATGAAACTTCACGAATACAATGAAATGATGAGCTACGTTCTTAGACGTCCGATGTCTATGGGTGGTTTTATTAGCAGACAAAATTTATATGATGGAGGTGTAGTTGAGCTTGCAAAAAATTTATCTAACGAAGGTAAAAACCTAAATGAAATACTGGAGGCTATTCAAAAACAATTTCCAGATTTACCAGAAGGTAAAGCAGGAGGTCGCGGTGCTAAAAAGGGCACAGAAGGTAAACCAGCGGATGCTTCAGGTGTAAGAAATATATTAAAAAAAGAATTGTCACCAGAAGTTTATGCTCAAAGACACGGTGCTAAAAGAATTACTCAAAAAACAATAGATAAATATTTAGAGTTAAGAGACACTAAAAATAAAGCTCAGATACAAAAAGAGCTTGATATTAGTCCTGCTAAACAAGGACAGATAGATAAAGAGTATGGTTTAGGCAGAAGAAAAACAATAGTTACAGACAAAAAATTTTCAAGTGAAGATATAGAAAAATTTAAAGAACTAAGAAAAACAATGTCATCACCTGAGATTACAGAAGAATTAGGAATGAGTGAATCTTATCAGTCAAAACTAGCAAAAGATTTAAAACTACCTAAAAAACAACTAATAATTTCTAAAAAAATTGCAGAGGCAGAATCAGTAGTTCCTACAGTTAGAGAACTGATTGATCCAACTAAATCACCAACAGAAAATTTAAAACAAATTTATCCTAAAATTAAAGATCGAACATTTAAAAAAGGTACAACCCAATTTGGTAAACCAACAGAGGACAGAGTTCGTAGAGCCATTAATAATGCGCTTATGGACGCTAATCAATTATCTGTTGAAGAGTACAAGGATGAAATAAGAAAGATGGTTGCTAACAGAAACTACGCTCCTAAAGGTTTAGATCCTTTAGGTATGAAAACAGATGAATTAAAAAATTATCCAATTCCAAATTATAAACAAGCAAAAGCAGAACTAGCAGACGAAATACCTTCTTTAGATAGAAGAATTCAAACAAATATAAACATTAGAAAAACATTAAAAAGAAAACAAAAAGAAATAGCAGATCCTAATTTAAAATTATCTAGACTAAGTCAAAGAGCAAGAAGAAAACAAATAGGTAGATTAGAGAAGTTAGGACTAACAACAACTTTAAGTCCTAGAGAAGAAGCTATAAATCAAACACAAACAAGCATTCAAAAATCAAGTAATGATAAAATTAAAGCAAATCCTGAAACTATGAAAAAATTTTTAAAGGACAACCCTGAAATATTAAAGGCTTTGGGAACAAGAGTAAACAGAAAAACAGGAGAAATTTTTTATGAAAACCCTAATTTAGGTTTTTTAAATAAAAATCCAAAAGACACTGCTAGATTCTTTGAATTAGATCACGGTAGAGAAATATCAAAACAAGCTGGTAAACTTACTGATGTTCCAGAAAATAGAAACACGATACCAAGATTATTAAATCAAGGTTTTAAAAGAGACGCTGAGATATTTATTGAAAATAATCCTGATCCAAAAAACCCTAAAGTGCAAGCAGTATTAGAAGAAGCTAAAAAATTAAAAGTTAGAATTAGACCTAAAGTTCCAACAGGCACATTTAAAGCTGATGATTTTTTTAGACCGATAGCAAATCCATTACTAAAAATACAAGACTCTATTGCTTTTTATGCTCCAGATGAATTTCAAACAAAAGAAGTTGTTTTGCCAAGAGATAAAACAGGTAAAGTAGTTTTAGGGCTTTCTGCAAAAAAACCAGGCGGCCCAACACTTGGTGCTAATTTAGGTTTATTAAAAGCTTTAGGGACAGCAGCAGAAGTTGCTGGTACACCCGCAGCTGCAGCTCTGTTTGCCGCAGATACGATTCGTAGAAATATTAGAGAGGGACAAAGTTTAGCTGATGCTGTTGTTGATCCTTTGGTTGGTGTAGATTTATTATTACCAACGGCCGCATCAAGAATTTCACCAGGAGTGATGAGAGGTGTTTTAGGTTTAGGCAAAGTTGGTCGTGCGTTTACACCAATAGGTGCAGCGTTAGCTATAGCCGGACAAGGACAAGAATTTTATAATCAATATAAAGCTTTACAAGAATTAAAAGAACAAAACCCTAGAGCGTATGAAGAATTTATAGCAACTCGTATAACTGATCCTTTAACAGCAGAAGAGTTAGCAGACATAGAAGATATGGGTAGAGAGGGTGCAATGTATGGTGGACGTATGGGTTTTGCAAAAGGACCAAAAGATCCAAGTAGAAGAAAATTTATAAAAATTATGGGTGGTCTTGCATCATTACCTTTGGTTGGAAAATATTTTAAACTTGCAGAAATGGCAGCACCGGTTGTACAAAAATTAAAAAACACAACTACAACAATGCCTGATTGGTTTCCAAGTTTTGTAAATAAAATGATAAATAAAAATGTAGGTGAAAAAGTAGACGCTGATGTAATGTTATTTAAAGATAAAGATTTACCTGGTGTAGAACTTAAAAAATATGATGACGGTAGAATAGAAGTTCAAGGTAAGAATGCTTATGATGCAGAGTATGATATAAGTTACACACCACCAGGAAGTGAAGTATTAGATTACACAACAGGTAAAACTGTTAAAACAAAGGGAGACTTTTCAGCAAGTGATACAGTCTTTAGGCAAACAGATCCAGATGGTGGCTTTGATGCCGACGGTGAAATTGTAGATGATATAGAAGATATTTTAGGTGGTAACTCTACAGAGTTAGAGGGTTATGCTAAAGGCACGGGTAAAATTAAATATACTAGAGGTCAAAGAAGAATAGATGAAGCAGAATTTAGGGGAGAGCGAGCTGATGTTGCTGAAGGACCTGAATATGATATAGGTGAAATGACTTATGAAGACTAAACTAACAACAGGCGCACCACCATTAAGAGGGCCTAATCCGAAGGGGTTGAATATCCCTCCTAAAAAGGTTAGAGTGGTTCGATTGGAGAAAATAAATGGCAGACGTAGACAAGGCTCTTCCAAACGTTGAGCAAACTATAAAAATACCTAGTCCAGAGGATTTACAGGTAGAATTAGAACAAACACAAAAAGAACCACAAGCACCTGTTGACGTTCAAACAAACGAAGATGGTAGTGTTGATATTAATTTTGATCCATCACAAGTAAATTTAGAACAAAGCCAAGATCATTTTTCTAACTTAGCAGAATTATTACCCGATAATATTCTTGCACCTATTGGTCAAGAGTTAGCTGCAAACTATCAAGATTATAAATCTTCAAGAGGAGACTGGGAAAAAGCATACACATCAGGATTAGATTTACTAGGTTTCAAATACGAAAGTAAAACAGAACCATTCAAAGGTGCCTCTGGTGCCACGCACCCTGTACTAGCAGAAGCTGTTACACAGTTTCAATCATTAGCTTATAAAGAATTATTACCAGCACAAGGTCCTGTGAGAACACAGATTATTGGTTTACCAACAGCAGACAGAGAACAACAAGCTCAACGTGTAAAAGATTTTATGAACTACACAATTATGTCTGAAATGAAAGAATATGAAGCTGAGTTTGATCAAATGTTATTTTATTTACCGTTGTCAGGATCTGCATTTAAAAAAGTTTATTATGATTCTGTAATGGGTAGAGCTGTTTCTAAATTTGTACCTGCAGATGATTTGGTTGTACCGTATACTGCAACATCATTAGAAGACGCAGATGCAATTATACACACAATAAAAATTTCTGAAAACGAATTAAGAAAACAACAAGTAGGTGGTTTCTATAGAGACATAGAATTAAATCCTGCTCACATAAATGAATCAGCAACAGATAAAAAAGAAAGAGAACTAGACGGCACAAGAAAAGGTAAAGATGAAAAAATGTATTCTTTACTAGAGTGTCATGTAAATTTAGACATTGACGGATTTAATGACGTCACTGCTGAAGGCGAACCAACAGGAATAAAATTACCATACATAGTTACAATTGAAGAAGCTTCAAAAGAAGTTTTATCTATTAGAAGAAATTACGAAATTGGTGATCCTACAAAAAGTAAAATTAGTTACTTTGTTCATTTTAAATTTTTACCCGGTCTTGGCTTTTATGGCTTTGGATTAATTCACATGATTGGTGGATTATCTAGAACTGCAACATCAGCTTTAAGATCACTACTTGATGCAGGAACTTTATCTAATTTACCTGCTGGATTTAAAATGCGTGGTATAAAAATGAGAGATGAGTCTCAATCTATTCAACCTGGAGAGTTTAGAGATGTAGATGCTCCTGGTGGAAATTTAAGAGATGCTTTCATGACTCTTCCTTTCAAAGAACCATCGCAAACATTATTAGCACTTATGGGTGTCGTGGTACAAGCAGGTCAAAGATTCGCTTCAATAGCAGATCTGCAAGTGGGTGATGGGAACCAGCAAGCAGCAGTAGGCACGACAGTGGCTATGCTGGAAAGAGGAAGCAGAACAATGTCTGCAATACACAAAAGATTGTATGCCTCTATGAAAAAAGAATTTAGTTTATTAGCAAGAGTTTTTAAGTTATATCTACCTCCAATCTACCCCTATGATGTCATCGGAGGACAGAGGCAAATCAAACAATTAGACTTTGATGATCGAGTAGATATATTGCCAGTTGCAGATCCAAACATTTTTTCCCAAACACAACGGATCTCCCTCGCACAGACAGAGATGCAACTGGCTGCCTCGAATCCAGCTATTCATAACCAATACGAAGTGTACAGAAACATGTATGAAGCGTTGGGTGTAAAAGATATTGATTTAATTTTAAAAAAACCACAGCCACCTACACCAAAAGATCCAGCGTTGGAACATATTGATGCGTTAGCAGGCAAACCTTTTCAAGCTTTTCCTGGTCAAGATCATCAAGCACATATCACAGCGCATTTAAACTTCTTACAAACAAATATGGTAAGAAATGCACCGATGGTTGGAGCTGCAATACAGAAAAATATACTTGAACACATTAGTTTAATGGCACAAGAACAGATAGAATTAGAATTTAGGGAAGAATTACCTAGATTAGCTCAAATGATGCAACAAGCACAGATGAATCCACAGATGCAAAGAGAGGCAATGGCACTTCAACAACGTATTGAAGGTAGAAAAGCAGAGTTAATTGCTGAAATGACCGAAGAATACATGAAGGAAGAGACAAGAATTACTTCTAAATTTGGAAATGACCCTATTGCAATGCTTAGAGCAAGAGAATTAGACCTACAAGCACAAGAAAATGCTAGAAAACAACAAGAAGGTGAAGAAAG